CGCCCCACAGATAGCGGTTCTGCTGGTTCGTGCGCGTCGACTTCGCTTCCTCGACGGTGACGCGGTAGGGCCTCCCCGCGTCCAGGGCTGCGACGAACGTTGCAATCTGCGCGGCCACGCGGTCGCGGGATAGCTGTTTCGGCAGCAGCCACTGGCGCGGTAGCAGTTGATGCGGGACGGCCATCAGAGAACCTGCCGCAGCGCGTGATTCTTCCGGTACGGGTTCGCGAGATAGTTGCGCAGCACCGTCCTGCTAGCGAATTGCTTGCAGCCGTATCCGCCGCGCAATTTCTTGCCGGTCCATTCCCAGCAAGCGTCAGGCCCGTCGCCAATACGAATTAGTGGACGCAGGATGTCTCCCGTCTCACGCATAGGTGGCGATTACCTCGCTGGCTGTTGCAGCCGCGATCAGCAATCCAGCCAGCGGCGCAAGCAGGAATGCGAAGGGGATGTTGTCATCCAGATCGTCGGGCACCGTCTGCGCGGGTTTCGCGACCGGCTTTTCCGCCTTCGCCTTCTGCTCTCCGCTGCCCAGCAGCGTGACCTTCTGCACGTTGCACGTCAGTTCGGCCTTGGTGCTGCCGTCCTTCGTTTCGTACATGCGGATGTCGATCTCGCCCGCGACCGCGACCGCCGTGCCTTTGGTGAGGTACTGCGCCAGCTTCTCACCGCGCTCGCCCCACAGCGCGCAGCCGACCCATAGGGTTTTCTTGCTCTCGCCCCAGCCGGTATCCACGCCGATCGAGAAGTTGCACACGCTCTTGCCGTTCGGCGTCGCGCGGCTCTCGGCATCGCGGCCCAAGCGTCCGGCGAAATGTCCGTAGTTCATGCTGCGATCCTTTCGGGGTACTTGGCCTGCAGCGCGGCGACCTTGTCGGCGACCTCGCGCAGGAACTCAGAGACCTCGCGTTCCAAATCTGCGATAAGACGGTCGTTGCGCGGCACACGCTGGCAGAAGTAACGCATGCGCTCCGGCATGCGCGGGTCGTAACTGACGAAATCGCACCACTGTCTGCCGGTGCATGCCATTTGCCACTGCATCTGGAACAGGTATTTCTCGCGCACTGAGGCGGTCAGCAGTGTCTCGATGTGCGTGGCCGTCAACGGGCACTTGATCTCGACCAGTCCTGCATCGCCCACGAGCCCGTCGGGCGAGGCGCCGGTCATCGCGATTCGCGGATGGTCGACGAAGCCGATCTGCGTGACATCGGCATCGGCAAAGAAGACGTAGGCGTCTCGCGCCTGCGGTTCCATCTCAAGCCCCCATTTGATGGCGGCGTTCGAGAATCCCTCGCTCTTCACGCCAGTCAGGCGTTCGGCGACCAACTCGGCCATGTAGTTGGTTCGCGATGTTCCCCATCCTGTGCGCGTGCGAGCCATCAGGTCCGCGATGCGCGAGGCAGTCACCTTGCCGAGGCGCAGCGCTTGCCAGTCGTCTGTCCCTTGGGCGACTTCGTGCGCGCTCATGACCGCGCCCGCTTCGATTCGAGCAGCTTCACCACGCTCGCGTAGTTTCGCGCGTAGATTTCCTCGAGCGCGCCGATCTTGAGGTAGGCGAAGAAGCGCGCCTTGTCCGCGCCGACTTCCTGCATGAGCGCCTGCAAATCCGCAACCTGGGCCTCGGTGATGCACGGTTCGCCCTTGGGATCGTTGCCGTCGGTGTCCTCTTCGCCGATCGCCACGTTGAAGATGCCTTTCAGCAGGTATCTCATGCCATAGCTGGCAGCGGCTCCGGCGGCGTGCGTCTTGGTCATCACGTCGCCGCCCTTTGCGCCCTTGCCGTCAGCGGGCATGTCTTTCTGGTACGTGTGGCTGTGTCCGCCACGGTGCGCGAGAATCGCCAGAACGCGGATGTGGTCAGGCTTCGGCGAGTCGGTTTCGTCGAAACTCAGCGAGAAGCCGTGCCGCGTGTAGATCGGTCGCAGTACCTTGTCGAGTTTCGCGTAGGTCGCATATCGGCTTTTTGTCTGGCTGTTCTCAGCATCAGCGGAAATTGTGCCGATCTCGGTCTGCGCCGCGTTCAGCGCGGCATTGAACTCACTTTCGGCATGCTTGGCAGTGATGCGCTCCTGCATTGCGAGCAGCCGTTCCAGCTTCTCGATATCGACGTTCGGATCGGCTGCCGCGCGGCTGATGACCTGCAGCACGTTGCTCGCGTCGCTGACCGGCGCAACTGGCGCATCCTGCGCGGCGATAACCTGGGTTGCCTTGCTCACTGTTTGCCTCCTACGATTCTCTGATGCATGCCGATGCTGCTGCGCTCGTCGGGCTTCGGCGCGTCCATGATCACCACGCGCCGCTTGTGCAGCGCGCGCTTGTAGCTGACCTGCTTGCGCCGCGCGTGCTCGATGCGCAGCAGAGCGAGTTCAACGTGCAGCCGTCGCCACAGTTTGCGGATCATGTCGGCTCCTTCGCTTGCGCGTATTGCTGCCACGAAAACGCTTCAAACTCACAGTCGCGGTCGATCAGAAACAGCTTCGCGAGCCGCATGTAGTTCGCGCGCTGCCAGTCGAGAAAATCTGCGTACGGATCGCAGTCGGCCTCGAGTTCGGCCATCGCCCCGCAGTAGCGCGGGTCGCGGTTGCTGATCGGCTCGTTGCAGATAGCGTTCATGCGGCCTCCACGAACTTCCCGGCTTCGACGCGATACCAGGTGTCGGCCTTGATGCCGTCCTCGCCGACGTAGCCGACGACGATGCGATTGCGATTACCGTCGTACCAAGTCAGCGCGAAGCAGCCGTTTCTCCCGGCTTTGACGCGAGCGCCGATGCCGGCGCAGGCAATCGTGGCGTTCTCGCCGGTTGCTACGATCCGCGCGGCGTAGCCCGAGCTGCCGATCCGCGCGTCGTCGCCCGAGCTGCCGATCCGCGCGTCGTAGCCCGAGCTGCCGATCCGCGCGTCGTCGCCCGAGCTGCCGATCTGCGCGTCGTTGCCCGAGCTGCCGATCCGCGCGTAGTCGCCCGAGCTGCCGATCCGCGCGTAGTCGCCCGAGCTGCCGATCTGCGCGTCGTTGCCCGAGCTGCCGATCTGCGCGTCGTTGCCCGAGCTGCCGATCTGCGCGGCGTTGCCCGAGCTGCCGATCCGCGCGGCGTAGCCCGAGCTGCCGATCCGCGCGGCGCGGCCCGAGCTGCCGATCCGCGCGTCGTCGCCCGAGCTGCCGATCTGCGCGGCGTTGCCCGAGCTGCCGATCTGCGCGGCGTTGCCCGAGCTGCCGATCTGCGCGGCGTCGGACGTCGGCGTTTCGATGACCGCTGGCGGAGCCGCTGCGATGATCTTGCGGGCCATGTCGACGTGAGCGTCGACACTGTGCGCGGTCACGTCGGCCGGGCTGTCGAGCAAACCGCGATAGAGCGCGTCGACCAGCCACCACGACCATTCGTAACGGTCACGCTCGTGCAGCGCGGCCTGCACATCGACGTATTCCGCGCCGTCCGGGAATTTCTCGGAAAATGCAGCGCGCGCATCGCTGCACGCGTCGTGATCCTTGAGCCAGTCCAGTGTGATTTTCACAGTGTGTCCCTTTCGCGCTCAGCATCCAGCGCGGCATCCGCTGCGCTTTCGGTGGTGTCGATGAAGCGATCCCGGCACCATTCCTCGATCGCGGCGGCGTGCGCGGCGATGTACTCGGCAACGAGACTGTCGCGGATGCGCTGGTAGTGATCCTCGTCGGCTTTGGACCACCAGCCGAAAGCTGGCGGGTCCAGATCGCGCTCGCGGAATGGATGCGCGATGGTGGCGGCGTCGTGGATGTTCACGTCCGCACCGCGCAGTACTTGCGCACGTCGTCCCGCGCGCTCTCAATCGTCATGCGAAACGTCGCCGAGTCCCACTTCGCCGCGCACGCTGTTTCAGCCAAGCACGACTCGCCGGCAGCCACATCAGCGCGGGCGATACGGCACAGTTCGGGGTCAGGCTGGGTAGCGCAGGCTGCGAGCAGCAGGGCTGCCAGAGCGAGCGGGATATTCAGGTGAAGCGCGAGGGCTTCGGTTTGGTAGCGGCTCATGCCTTCCACCATGACGGCAGCTTCTTCGCGCCTCGCTTCGCGTTAATGATGTCTACAGCGGCGGCGGCCACGCACTGCGCCTTGATGTTTCCGGTCTGCTTGTGCAGTACATTGGCGCGCCCGAGCAGTCCGTTCAGCCCGCCGCGCGTTTCACTCAAACAAGAAACGGCTGTTTTCTCGTCGAGCGTCCCGTTGTAGCGCTGGCACAAGTGGCCGATTCCGTCGATGACGATGGACGCCATGCCGGGATCGCCGTAAGCGTCGCGAATGATTCGCAGCGTACGCGCCAAGGTGGCGCCATCAGATCGCTTGTAAACGCGGCGCAGAGCAGTGACACATCCGAC